CACCTAATGGTATGAACAATGACTTCTATGATATGTATATGAAGGCTAAGGAAGGCAAGTCAGTCTTTAAGCCACATTTTTACTCTTGGTGGCAACTACCTGAGTACAAGATAGAGCTAGGAGATTCCAGAGTTAAAGCCCATATACCAGAAACTAATGACACTGATTTTGCAACTACATCTGATGAGGATAGATTGATACTTAACCATAAGCTAACCTACTCCCAGATTAGATGGAGAAGGTGGATGATAATGCAGATGGAATCTCTCAAGAGGCAGGGAGAGACCAGGACATTATTTGGTCAGGAGTTTCCAGAGGATGATGTCACATGTTTTCTGGCAACAGGTGATATGTACTTTGACCAGATGAGTATAGATAGGATAGCCAACAACTCATATCCAGCCCCTAAATCCAAGGAGAACCTGTTGATATGGGAGGAGCCCATCCCAGGCGAGAGATATAGTGTTAGTATAGACCCTGGGCAGGCTAGGATAACTCAGACAGCTATTACTGTGGTTAGGTTCAGGAAGGACACTCAGGGCAATGTTACAGCCGTCTATTGTGCTAGAGATGCTGGACTCTACCCACCTGAAACTACGGCAATAAAGGCTATAAACATTTCCAACTATTACAATAGGGCTGAGATAGTCTGGGAGGCTAACTCCCATGGACTGGCTATTACAGAACTATTAAAGCACAGGAGACCCATCTACTTTAGGAAGGATATAATCTCTGATAAAATCACCCTAACTCCAGGATGGCTAACAACCAGTAAGAATAAGGACTATATGATGCACATGGTAGCTAGATATATACCAGACATTGAGTGTTATGACATAGAGGTAGCACATCAGCTTAGGAATCATAGATTAGTAGGGGATAAGATAGAAGTAATAGGAGCTAGTGATATTTTAATGGCTCTGGCAGTGGCTCTAGTAACCTATGAATCGCATCCAGTTAAGAGAGGTCTGGTAGGAGTCTCAGGGTGGCAGAGATGGTAAGGAGATAAAATGGCTGATACAAAGTTGTTTAACCAGATGCTTACTAGGTGTAATGACCTCAAAGCTAGGTGGCAAACCAGGAACAATAAGATTAGAGACTGGTATGATATACTGATGCTGAAGGATGAGTTGGCTCAGGATGGCATGGAGTCTGTTGCAGGTAATGACCCTAGAACAGGATATAACCTTGGTAGACACCTGGTGATGACGGCAACTAGGTCCCATAAGATTGACCAGACAGGATTAACAGCCCAGGAGGCGGCGGCTACTTCCTATCTTGAAGAGTATGTAGCTAAGAGGTGGATTGACCATGAGAATAGATACAGGACTATTGGCAGGCAGGGATTCCTGTGGCAGATAGTGAGCTGGCTCTTAGCCTCTGGCTGGTATGCCCTGTTCAGCATAGTGGAGAATGATAGGATATGGTCAGAGTGCTGGTCACCTACTGATGCCTATCCTGAGTTTGATGATTATGGTATGTGTCAGGTAGCCCATATATATACAGTCAGTGAGAAGGTGTTTGCTAGGAAAGCAAGGTTGTTAGAATGGGATATTAAGCCCAGGAAAGGTCAGACAACCATATATAACCATTGGGGATTTGATGATGATGGTAGCGTAGCCAACTTTACCCTCTGTCAGTATGGGTTTCTTAAGTTACCAACTATTGACCCTTACCTAACAGCTATTAACCGCCTACCTGTATTTATGAGTCCAGTAGGTGGACTTCCTGACATGGGAAGCATCTATGGTCTAGCTCAGTCCAACAAGTGGCAGGAACACTTTGGTGAGGGCATAGTAGCCACTAATGAGGAGCTAGGTAAGAATTACAATAAGATGCTAACCTACAATCAGCAGTTGGTAAGGGATACAGCCCAGACCAGATGGCTGGAATTATCATCTGGTGATAATGGTATTCTCACCCCTGAGAATATATTTAAGAGAGGTGCTATATTACGAGGTGCACCAGGAGATACTGTTACGCCTCTTAGTGCTAATCCTATACCAGTAGAGCTTAGGCAGGCTATGATGGACTATCAGAACCAGCTACAGAGAGGAATGTTTCCCTGGTCAGTATTCGGGAATGTCCAACAGCAGGTAAGTTACCTAGCCTTAGCCAGTATAGCATCTTCCTCTCTGTCTGTCCTATCTCCATATGTAGATGCCCTAAAGGGTATGATGTCTGACCTTAATAACTATTGGTTCTCTATGATTAAGCAGAATGGATTTAGACCCTACAGATTCACCATGCCAAAGGGGTTGCCTAAGGAATTTGTCTTTGAGTCCAAGTTAGATGTGGAAATCCCAGGCTATCTAGTCCAGAGAGCCACTGTAGCCAGGATGCTTAACCCTAGCTTCAGACTACCAGAGTCTATTATAATGAATAAACTGTTCCCTGAGGTAACTAATCCATTAAAGGCTAAAGCAGAGATTAGGAAGGATGATGCTCTTAGCCATCCTAAAGCCATACTAGCCGATTCTATCCTAGCCTACAAAGAACAGGCAAGATTGATGCGTGACGTAGAAGATGATGAAGGTGCAAGCCTCTATGAAAAGCTGGCACAAAGTATAGAGGCTGAGATATTCCAGCAACCTCAGCAAGCACAACAGCCACAACAGCCACAACAGCAGATTAGGCAGATACCCAGAGAAGTATTGCCTCAGAGAGAGATGTCTCCACCTGAGGAAACTGGACTGGAAGGAATAACATGACCACTGAACCTGTTAAGATAATATACGGACCCCCTGTACCAAAAGGATTGGTTACACCTGCTACACCACTGGGTCAGGGTGAAGTTGTGGTACCTAGGATAACCGCACCTCTAACTCCTACTCAACAGAGAATAGAGGCTGAGTATACCAAGTGGACTTCTCTGTCCTCTAAAGCCTATACTGGTATCCAGCAGGCACAGTATAAGTATGAACTATTGCAACAACCAACAATCTCTACTGCCTTTTTAGCAGATGTAGATACTCCTCTTGGAGCCGAGCCAATCTGGAAGTATATCAGGGGTCAATACTATAATATTAAGACCAAGGAGTATGTGTCACCTGATATAACTGGAGCATATAGTATTGGAGGAAGGAGATATAAGGCTTATGCTGTTGGTGAGGTAAAGAAACAACTAAACCAGGTTAGAACAGAGTTGCTGAGGTCAACGTCAGAGTTTGCCAGGGCTGATTTTATTTCCAAAGCTATATACAACGTTATGACAGATAAGGATATACTAGGCTCACTTGTGGCTGGTCAACTGGACATAAAGGAGATGCTGACAGCATTAGCTTCCAAGACCACAGATGTTACTCAGGATGATTTAACATATACGGAGGAACTGCTACAGGAGGTGGTTGACTCCTATATGGTTGAGCCAGAGCTTCCAGAGATGGCTAAGGAAGCTGAGAGGTTAAAGCTAGAGAAGTTAGTAAAGCCACTACCTGAGCCTAAACCTATTGGCTTAATGAGGATTACAGTTGAGTCTATTAAACATGACTTGGCCGCACCTAGAGTTCCTGACCAGGTAATGACTAATGAGGAGTGGCAGGCACATCTAGAACTCAGCAATGCGGTTGACCTAGATATGAAGTCTAGGGCTGACCAGTTAATTAAGAAGTGGCAAGATGATATTGCCCAGGTAGAGGCTTTTAAGAATGGTATGGCAGAGCTTCCTGAGTATAAGTTCCGGGATATAGTTAAGGAGATGGTCATAACCCCAGCAGTGGTTCTGGGTGAAGTATATATGGAAGTTGCTGAACACGTGGCTCAACCAATAGCAGGTACAGTTTGGAAAACCTTTATTCCAGATATAGAGTCAGCCTATCAGAAATACAGGAAAGAGGGAAGCACACATAGGGAAGCATTGGTACGAGCCTGGCAGGGCTGGGAAGCTCCTGGAGCGTCTAACTGGTTTCCAGACTGGATTCTCAAGTATGTCTTGATGGAAGGACTTCTTGACCCACTTACATATATAGGCTGGCAGATACCTGGCAAGATTGTCAAACCACTTGGAGCCTTTGGCAGGGTAGCTAATTCCCTTAGTGCAGGATTTGCTGAGATGATGTCTCTACCATTTGATGGTGTTAAGGCTCTGTGGGA